CTTTCTTTCTTGTATAAGTCAAACCCAAGATCAATGGTGACATCAATAGTATCGCCGTCAACAACACGATTAATCTTGACTACTCGGAAGTTGTAACAACTCTTCCGACTCGGTGGAACCATCGCTCCCATTGAAATAATCTGCAAGTGCATTATTTATATCAAAAGCAGGATCCTTTAAAGTTTGTTCTAATTCCCACTGCTTTATATCCTGTATCCAAGTATTAATTACCTGTGAATTATCCGGTAACATCCCTGGATATGGTTGTTGTCGTTCCACTTCCATCGCTTGAGACGGGGGAGTCACTGGAGCTGTACACATCGTCAGTGTCATCAACAATGGAATTGTGAGATACTTCATTTGGATACCAATCATCGTACTTAAAGATCCAATATATCACAATTGATACTGCTACTAACAGAATACCAATCATGATATTGATTGACCATATTATATCAGAGGAGTATTGCACCGATTACAAAACCTTTAGCAAATGAAACACAAAGCATTTGATAATCAGTTAAGTTAAACTTATCCTGAAATTTCTTAGCAAGGTTTCTATCCCACTCAACAACTTTGTCGAAATACTTTTTCATTTTACTAGGTAATTACTTACAAGTATATTTACCCGTTTAAAAAATGTAAATTATTTGTTGCCAAAAGCACACAAATATGCTATATAGTATAGGGAAAGAAAAGGAGGAACAAGATGAAACCAAACTGCTTTATTATGGGGTCTAGTTAAGTCTATTTGGAGGTTTTAAAATTATGTTTGTTTCTTACAATCAACTTGCAGGATGGAATAGTCATGCAAAAGAAGGATTACAGTTCAATGAACAAGAAGCTAAGATCAATGACTATTACGAATGCTTGATTGAATGCGAAGATGACACCTCAAGTTGTAAACGTATCTGTAAGGAGGTCTTACTATGAAACTGACTAGGATATATACACACCCTCATCCACCTTAGCAAAATTTAAGAGTACGCTTAAACCCCTGAAACCTCAGGGGTTTTTTATTGTAAATGCAAAATTATAAACCTTTCTATTATCAATCTCTTTTAACAAATCTATTGCATGAAATTGTCCTGGGAAAAATAGTAACCGATCTTTCTTAGGACTAGTGTATTTGGCCTCTCCATCATCATATACAATAGTATCTCCTACTGCATCATTAATATAATAAACTCCTACCCAATGATCATTTAAAAAATCTCTATGGAAAGGAGTATGATTTTTAGAACTAGGTTGATTAACTAAATTAAATCTAGAAGCCACTACATTAACATCCCCTAATGTAGGAATCATTGCTCTAATGACAGGAGCAAACACTTCTATATTTTTTACAAACTTATCCTGGTCCCTATCAAACACAAAAGTTTGACAAGGAATATCTTTCTCATACTTACTATGATGATAACCTTCAGGGTTAAAATGAGGTACTGTAGCAGGTATAGATTCTAGATCAGTATTATCAAACTCCTCTTCAAAAATTTTATTCTGTTCAAGAGAAGTTGCATCATCAATTACATAGATCATTTAAGTACTGCTAAAGCCTCCATTCTTAGAAATTGTTCATCTCTATTATAATATAGAGTATAATTATCCGTAATCAAATAATATCCATCAATATCCCTACCATTATCAGTAT